GAGGTACCTTGTTTTATCTGCCCATCTGAAATAGATTTTTGATATTCCTGTATTTGTGTAGGTTCATATTTTTCAATAATAGATTGTATTAAATAACCAACAACTTGTTCTTGTAATTGAATTTTTGTTGCCATAATGTTACCTTTTTACTATAAATTCAAAGTTATCATCAAATATTTGTTCTTGCCCATCATCATATTTTAATTTGTATAATATTTTATATACTCTATCTGGTGCAAATCCATTTAACCATTGTATAAAATAATTAGAAGTTGTATCACAACTCATTGATGTATAAGTGCTAAAAGGAACAATGGTTTCTCCTGTAGCCACATCTTGTATTGAATAAAATCCTTTACCTTCATGAATGTAAGAACCAGTTATGGTTTGAACTGAAGTATCAAATCTTCGTTGTATATATCTTTTTCTAGCACCAACTCTGAATTTAACTTTTTCATTTTCTTTATATGATTCTTTTAATCCTTTCATATATACATAATTATCTATTTTACCACTCATAGATAATGGTGTTAAACTACCTGTATTTGAACCAGTACAAGGTGCATGGTCGTCCCACCTTATTTCTAATTTAGGTGGATAAATTGTGTGTGTTTGACAAGAAAAGAATTTTAATTGCCCAAATGTTTTATTATCTACTTCTTGACTACCACTAAATTTTAAAATTAAACCATAATTTTTATTAGTACCATCTAACCAATTATTTACCATTGTAGTGACATCCATTTCAATATCAGGTGATTGATAACTAAAAGATTGTGATGCATCACCACTACCTGTAACCCAATTACCACCTAATGCACCAAACTCATGTGAACCACTTATACCTACATGTAGTTTAGTATTATCAGTCCCAAAAGGAGTTCCGTTTGCATTACTCCAAGTTACAGCAGACATTCCTGGAAATTTATTTATATTTTCCCAACTACAACCATTAGTTGTTTTTGGGTTATCACCAAATTTTCCTGTTCCTTCGTCCCAAGATTGAGATAATGCATGTGCTGCTAATTTATATTCTGTTGATAATTCTTGATTACCATCTGCTTCATATAACCTCAAATAATATCTAGGTTCAGTTATATCTCCTTTTACTATGGATTGTGATAATTCAGACAAATTAAAATGAACAAGAACTCTTGTTTGAAAATCAAAATTATTATTATAAAATTTCTTTTTTAATTCTAATATAGGGTCTTGTCCAAAATTTTGGTCTTTTTCAGATATACCAGTCGTATCAGCATTTGAACCACTTGATATCCAGGCATCTTTTTTAGCATAAATAAAATGGTGCATTATCTTACAATTCCTTTCACATTTTTAGACGAATTTTTAAGTTCAAATACTGCAGGTGAAAAAGATGGTAAAACAAATCCAGGTCCAGCAGTTGCATTATTATAATAAAATTGGTTAAAATTATATTCCCACCCATAACCTGAATTTGGTCCATTTGAATTGATATTATCTGGTACACCGCTGACTCCATGTAATGCAGTATCAAATATAGTAGCATTAGTAGATGTATTTTGTTGTGTTAATTCAACATAATTTACAGCTCTAACTCCATCTAATCCCATTAATTCATATTCTAAATCATTAGTTTGTATAGGTTGATGAAAATGCATTTTATTTATATTAAAATATTCAGTTATTTTATTTATACACCTTAATTTAACATCTGCTTTATTGCTTGCTCTATGTGCAATTACATCAAATGCAACACCAAAATTAATTATATAACCTCCTTGTATATCTATTTCATCAGTAATCATTCTGTATTGATTTAAATAATTTTTTAAATTAGACTTTAATAAATCTGGTGGTTGTACTAAATTTTTATCTTGGTCGTATGATAATATATATATTTTTACAGACGGTAAATTAGTTATATCACCTATCTGTGAAAAATTATCTATATAGTTATTTACATTTTCTATGGTAAGAGCTCCAGTATCTTCTAAAAATTGCATATTATTTTTTAAATTTTCAGCATAATCAGGTTCTACAGCACTTCTATCACAATAAACTTTTGCAATACCACCGAATTTTGCTGGCATTGACATAACTCTTGCTTCAAAATCTTCTTTCGTAACACATCTGTTTTGTGTTGTGAAATGAGCCATCGCTCTTCTTCTTATTTCTTCAGTTGTTTCACCCGAGGAACCTCCTCTTGCGGGGAAATTATTCGTAACTGCTAATTGTCTACCAGAATCAGCACCAGTTGGTAAAACATTTTTTGAATTAATTGTAGTTAAATCTCCGGCGGCAACATTAGCAGAAATACCTCCACCAATTCTATAAGTAACGGTTAAATTTGTATTTGCAGGTGTTTCACCTAAGGAAGAAAATGAACTACCTATCCATGGTGAAATGGATTTATTGTAATTCGTTGTGTCACCTGGTATAGTCAATCCTGCATTTTCAGTTGAACTGAATCCTTCTGATAAAGAACCAGTTGTACCCGTTCTTAGTAAACCATTACCAAATACTATCGAAGTCGTATTATCATCATTGAGTTCAGTTGTAAATCTTTTTGTAGCTCTTATATATTCTAATGTATAAGGTACAGGACTATTAGTTATTGTAAGTGAACCATCATTATTAACTTGTTCATATGCAGTATCTCTATTTGTATCATCTGTATAATGTGTTTCTTTAGAAACTTTATCTTGTGCTAAATATTCAACTTCATAATATTTATTACCATTTGCATCCTTTATATCTACTATTTCAACGACATTTTTTTCAGGTAAATTTAATTTTAAAAACTTAGATGGGGAACCCACATTAAATACTTTTTCTTTAGTTTCACCTGATATTGCTCTCATTCTTCTTGTAAGTTTATAAGTTTCTGCTAAACCAGTGCTACTATTTGTTGTATCAACTTCATAATCTAAACCAATAGATTCTGATACGGTGAAATCAATTATATCTAATGTTTCAAATTTAATATTTGCATCTGCAGTTGATTGTATTTGCATATCTTTTTGTATAGTAAATGCTTGATTCCAATTTGGAACTTTTAATTTACTTGGTCCATCTACAGCATCAACTACTTGACTAACGGTTAAATCGACATAAGCAGGTGTAGTTGGTTTTACTTTATACCCTAAAGTTTTAGCTAAATTAATTACATTTCTTTTTTCTTCAGCTAAAGGGAGCATCATTTCCTTATATTGTTGGTCTATATAAAACGATAACACATCACCGACATAAGCACCCATTTCAATCAACATCATACCAGGTGATGTTTCATTAAAATCACGATATGTGTTTGGAAAATATGTTTTAGCATATTCCATTAAAGCAGATTTTAAAGTATTAAAATCTTTATTTAAATAATTTACATTGGTTATTTTTAAATCTTTATCAGAATATGGCATTTATTATACTCCAGTATTATCGATAATATTATCATTTATCGTTGTTGTAGTTGGATTATCAGTTACTTCTGCACCGTCTGCAGTTATATTAGTAGTAACTGATGCTAACATCAACGGGTCTTGTGTTAAATTAAATACTATTGTTATAGACAATGTATTATTATTTACATCACTGGTACTATCATTCATTTCAATAGAAATATCTTGAATGGTAACAAATGGTAACCAAATATTAAAAGTTTCAACAATATCATTTTCTATATTTAAAACTAAGTCATCAGTAAATGGTTCAAATAAAAATTTATGTAAATCTAAACCAAGATTTGGTTGCATTAATCGTTCACCCTTTCTCGTCTGTAAAAGTAATTTTACATTTTGTTTTACAGCATCAATAGAATAACTTGTAGAGGCAAACCAACCTTCTGGACCATCAGATTTTCTAAAAGGTAAATCTATACCTATGAAAACTAATTCATCTCTATCTACTATTTGAGGTCTTTTACTGGTATCTAATATTGGCATTATTTATTTTTTACTTTCACTAATTTTACTTTTGATGATTCTTTTGAAGCACCTGTTTTTTTATTTATCCAAGCATTTCCTTCTGTTAATAATGTACCACCCTGTCCACCCATTCTTTTTAAATTAACTGGAGGTAATAAAACACCTTTTGTTCCCGATACCACAACAGAAGGTGCACCTGTAACAGCAGGTGATGTTGTTACTGACGGTAATACATCTCCCGTTAAAGGTCCAGTTGTATTTAAACTATCAACTTCCAATGTCGCTCTCATTTCAGTAATTTCAAAAGTCTGG